ACTTCGGAGAACTCAACACCTGTTCTAACTGCAACAAAGTTTAGTTGGATGAAGTTAATAGATTTAGCTGGTTTAATGTATATGTCACCGATGAACTCATTTCTATCGATAACCTCTCCAGTATTATTTGTTGTATCACAAACAACCTTGAAGTCGTATATACCTCTTCGACCTTGTACATCACGCAGGAATGGTTCAACTAAATTACGGAATTGTGATCTCGTAAAGTCATCGTTGAATTCAAACAGGGTAAATTTAGCTGCCGTAGCAATTGCTTTTTCTAAAACTATAAACAATCTACGTACATTTATTCTATCAAATGCACTTGGTTTAGCTAAAAGAGTCTTGTCTCCAAACAAGATTGTACCTTGCCCTGGGAATGTGACAACCGGATTCACACCAGACTTATAAAGAATGTCTCTGTAGGCCTTTGATGGGTTGTAAGCTAGTTTAATAATATTTTTTATTTGACCTCTATTAAAGCCAGCAGGCGAGAACCAAGGATCTCTTGTTTCATCAGTCCTTACACAAAGACCAGCAGTATCACCGTTCAAAGGAATATACCTGTAAATATCATTATACTTGTCGTATTGATATTTGTAACCAGAATCCAAAACTGCATAAGATGTACTTCTTAGTGAATCTCTGAATGTAACGATGTCAGTAGATTCATCACCTGCGTTGTTAACAACATCCTCTTTTGCTGGTGAAACAAACACCACACAGTCTTTTCTTACTTCGGCAATATTATCAATCAAGTAGTTAGCTACTTGTTCTCCATTTGTACCACCTCTAGATTTACCAGTTAGTACTAATGATATATCAACACTTTCAGCAGATGAGTATAAATCATAACCAGCTAGGAGAGTACCCATACCCATAGTAGTTTCATCATCACCATCTTGACCTTCTACAAAACTCAAAGTAACTGGTTTTACATTTGAAGAATTTGTTAATGAAGCTGAATTAGCAGATGATGCTCCTGATCTATCATTTGCCCAGTAAATATAAGCTGAGCCATTATTAAGAACAGTTTTGTAGTAATTAGTAGAACCATCTTCTGTTTTAGCATCAGTAGATCTCGAAATTCTCTCGAACACTTCAAGAATAGTTCCTGGATTTCCAGTAAACAAACCATCTTCATCAGATATAACGACATGAAGCTCGTCACTAGCGCTAGTATTACCAAAGCTGAGCTGATAAGCTGATTGACCTGGAGCTCCGTCTACTGCATTGTAATACTCCCAAAACCTAGTCAAAGTATTAGCATTATAGACAGTAGAAAGCTGATATTTAGAGTCTGACGTTAGATCGAAATATCTATGAGTAGCATTAGAAGATAGGGCACCAATAGTGGTAATCTTCATGTACTGCTCACCAATTGTAGAATTACCAACTCTTATGTAGTCACCTACAGTAAGTGTCGACAACAAGGTATTAGCTTGAGTGTTAGCTTCAGCTAAAGTTCCTGTAGCTGAGTTTGCTACAGAGATTCTAACAACTGTATTTCCTATTTCTGTAATGATCTCACCAGCAGCAACGTTCGCATCTCCACCATTTATATTAGCTGTAGTTGAAAATGCGTTGGTAGAATCACAGACAGAGATTTTAAGACTATTACCAATGGCTCCTGGGTATTTTGCTACGTAAAGAATATTAGAGTTGAATGTAGCAGAGTCATATGCATCTTCGTTGGTGACTGTTGCAGAATCTATTTGTGTATTAGTAACAGAACCAGTATTTGCAACTGCTGAAAACGCTACGTTAGTACTATCTACGTTACCAGTTGTATTTGCTCTTCCAAATCTGGAAACCAAAGTAACTTCTGAATCTACTAATACTCTCTCGCTTACTGGACCCCAACGAAAAGCACCAGCAATGGCACCCTCAGTCGATGAGACAGCAGGAACAACTGTAGTCAGGTCTATCTCAGAAACATTTACGCCTGGACTTACTTGGAAAGGCATGTTCATCTCCCAAAAAAATGAATTTTATTTATACAAGAACGGTTACAAACTATTTATAAATCAAGGATTTTAAGTTCTCATCCACTGATCAAAGCTCATATTTTCCAATTCAATTATTTCAAATTCTGGTTGAATCTTTTGCCCATCATCTATCAATCCAAATGGTAGCATGCTCTCTTCAAGCATCTTTTGTTGCTCATTATATAGTTTTAATCTTAAGTCAATGCTTGTAAGTTCTCTAAAGTAAGGTTGAGTGCTCATCCATGCAAAAAGTACATGACACATCACCAAATCATCGTTACCATCCTCTGCTTCATATGATTTTCCTTTCAAAGCAAATCTTGAAATTTCTTGAATAGTGTGGTAATCATTAATAATTAACTTATCATTTTCGACTAAAGTTTTAAACACTTGACATCCAATTCTCTTAACTTGTTTAGATGTCTTTACTCCTGGAGATTTGACACCGTTGAATCCTCCAGTTATAATCTGTCCATTCTTGCTATCTGAGGTAGTGTATATAATGTTATCATATTCAAGATCATCTTTTAAAATATCAGCTACTTGTTGACCTACATCATTAGTCTCTATCAATACTTGAGCATTATTGAAGTATTTTGCAGTTTGTTCTACTACAGAAGGGTACAGAACTGAGGCTACCTCATTATTTCTAAATGTAGCTACTGTCCTATATGGAACTTTAGAAACATCCACCACAATAAAAGCTGAGTAGTCCAATCCTTTACCCCTTGACGTATCAACCACCATAGTATATAATCCAGCCTGCGAAGGTTCTGAATATATCTTAAGGCCTTGATCAGATGACTTTACAGGAGTTTTAAATACCATTCTTCTAATAGTTTGAGGACTTATTAGTGTGTTTGATGATCCTAGAAATTCACATTCAAATTCCTGATCAAATTGTTCCTGAGAAGTATTCTTTATTGTTTCTTCTTTCCACGCCTCGTCTCTTCCTGGAACATCACTCCAATGAACAGACACTCTTTTGAAGTTGTTTCTTCCCTCTTCACTATCAACCCATAACTTGTAAAATAAATTAAGACCGTTTGGAGTAGAGGTAACCAAAATCTTGGTTGTTTGACCAGAAGAAATTGTTGGATACACAGATTTGAAAAAGTCTTCTTGGATATTATCAGGAACAAATGCAAACTCATCTAAGTAAACTAAATTAAAAGATCCACCTCTTATAGCACTAGAAGTAGTAGAACTAGCCAATACTTTTGATCCATTTTCTAGCTCAAGATTACCTTTATTCCATTCAACTATACCTTGTTGCATCCACTTTGGCAAATTTTCATAAGCAAGTTTTATTCTAGAAAGAATGTCTCTGGATTGTCTTTCTTTATTTGCTAAAATAGCAACGTTATAGTTTTCTGTGAAAAGGATCATGTGTAAGATCATTGCTGCAATAGTAGTAGTTTTACCTACCTGTCGAGGCATTTTAGCAACAACAAATCTTTCTTTCATAGCCTTGGTAATGAAACTTTCTTGAAAAGGCCACAAATCAAAATTTACTATTCCACGATCTACATGGACTATTTTTACATATGTTTTTACAAAGTATACTTCATCCTTTGCACATTTAACGTACTCTTCTATTTGCTCTGGAGTATATTGATGCCTTACATTAGGCTTTTTTAACTTGGTATTACCAAGATATCCATTACTCATTAGGTTTTTTTAGTAACTTCAACAAATCTGCAGTAGAACCAATATAAAGATTGTTGTTTACAGTAGATGGATATGAAGAGTCTGATTGTTCTAAATCTTTCTTCTTTTTTATCAAATCCAATAAATCTTTGTTTGCATTTGCTATAGTTCCTATCAATGTAGCTACTACTTCATAGCTTCTAGGATGTTGAGATCTTTGTGCAACATCTAACATATCGGTCAAAGCCTCTTGACCCTTTTCTATAACATTAATCATACTTCCTCTAGCATACTCATAATCATTATCCAAATTATTCTCTTTTACAGGAGTAATTTGATTAATTGGAGCAAGATCCAGAGTGTTTGCTATAGTGTCAGGTTCTTGTGATAATGTAGCCATAATTGTCATTCGCTTGTATTTGATCCACAGTGACTGATAACGAAGAATTAGATGTAGGTAATCCATTAGCTAGTAAACCAGGTCTAACATCAGTGCTTGCTATAATATCTAGGTTACCTACAGAAGCATCTATATCATCATATACAGTAGAATCGTAGAAGTTAGTATTAGCAATCTTGATAATCTTGGTTTGCTTAATTGGTCCAAAAACATAACCTTTCATGGTAAATGTTAATGTCCATATCAATGCTCTCCGTGTAACAAAATCTCCTTCGTAAGTATCCTGAGAATTTACAGAGTTTAATACCACAGGAATATCCAAAGAAATATTCAATTCAGGAATCAACTCAACTGTAGATGTCCACTGAGGTGTGAAAAAAGGTAAAATTTGTTCTAAGATTCTTGTACCATCATCAGCATTTTTTACAATTATAGATAATGTAAAATTAAAATCATAAGGAACTTGCATGTACTGATATTTGAGAACATCATTATCTGTAGTACTTACTGCCAAATTCTTTTGAAGTGTACCTAATTTTCTTTCTGAAGCGTAATTTATATCTGTAAGTTCAAATCCCATTCTAGGCAATACAATAGCTGGTCTTGAAAGGTTAGGATCACCGTCAATTCTAGCAAGCATTTTTTCTTTTGGACTATAAGATAGAGGCACCTTAATTGTATTGATAATATCATCAGTAG